GCACTATTCCCTGTACCTAAAGAAGCAAGTCACTGTCGGAATCATTCCCGCCACGTCGTGTCGGACTATCATTTATAGTCTAACGAGACCGATCAGGTCCGAATCCATTGTTTGGACAGATCCGGAACGTTTAGTAGCATTTTTGAACAGAACTGTGTCGAAAAGGACCCTTTGCAATACGTTTTCTCACATGATCGTTTATGCCGACTGGCTGTTAGAGAACGGCTATAAGACTGGAGAAAATCCCTTCCGCAAATTCAGACGAAAGATGGACAAGAAATCGCTCTTTAAGTGCAACAGGGAGCCAAGAATCCCTACGATCTCGTTTGAGGAAACCGAGTCTCGAATCGTAAACGAGATGGAAAATCGTGAAGCAACCCTGAAAGCGCTTCAACTTCTCTACACTGGTATGCGTTATGCGGAAAGCTTCACGTATGAGGCGGGCTTTTGTCTCGGTAAAGGGGGTAAGAAGCGCCAGGTGTTTCCGATCAAAGCGGTGCTGGTTGCCAACTACACGAAGCATTATGACACATTTCGTCGCCAACTTGCTGCAATTGGTCTAAAGCCCCATGACCTTCGGAAGATCTACGCTACTGAGCAATCGCGTCAGGGAAAAAGTGTCTACCAGCTACGACGGCTTCTTGGTCATTCGTCGATTATGACGTCTCAGTTTTACGTCGGCGCTTAGTTTCTTTTTTCTCTTTTTTTCTTCATGTTCGCAGAACCGGTTGAGTGCCTCTTCGGCACGTCTCATCGGGTCATCTGCGGGCTTATCGCTATGTCGAAGGTGAGAGTAACTGGCCGAAGGTCTGCCCCATTCGTCAGACGAGATCTGCCCATCGCCGTGGCAAAGTTGGCACGTGCTACGCTCCGTGTCGATGTAATTACCCCCCTGAGAGATCGTGACGATTTCGGTGGATCCGCTGCCACCGCATTCAGTGCAGGTGATCGTGTCACTCACTTTTTTATTTTGACAGTGCTACGAGACAGCTCTTTTTTGAGCTTCCCCCGTTGCTTTCCGGTGAGCGGGGAGCCCTTACTCAGGAGAAATCTCACCTGTTTTTGGGACTTAGCCTTTTTTCTTTTTGCCACCGCGCCTCCCGGTCTTCGCTAGAGCCGTTGTTTTCTTTAGCGTACTTGCGGTGAAACCACCACCGCCGGCAGCAATTAGACGTTTTTGTTCAGTGCGAGTGATGCTATTTGCCCCGGAAGTGAGCCGTTCTCTCGCGATTTCAGCTAAACTTCTTTGTTTCTTACGTTTGGCCATATTAGACTCTCCTAAGACTGTTAATTAAACCTAGTAATTTTGCAATATTAAAAGGAGAATAAAACAATGAGTGTACAAAAAGTCGAAGTAAAAATGATGGTACCAAAAGAACTTAAGGAAATCATTGACGCAGTGACTGGCTTAGTGGGTCACTTCATCAAGGGCGGAGATATCGCTGGTGCGTTACTGCTTGTCCCTTCGGTCATGACTGCAGTGGATGGCTATGAAAAAGTCAGCGAAGAGCTAAAGAGTGATGGACAGGATGAAGCTGCTGCCTACATGGTCCATAAGGTTTGGGAATCTCTTAAAAAACCAGCGGCATAAATGGTGGGCCGAATTCTTTTGGCCGCTAAGCAGCTCGTTCAGCTGATTTTTTATCTGAAGATTATTTGGGCAGCGGTCAAAAGAATTTACCAGTGGGTGAGAATGAAATGTTTAAAGAAATAATCGCCCTATCGTTTTTCCTTGGATCCTGCTCCACAATCACACCACAGGTGCTGGATCCGGAAGTCTATTACCAATCCGACATCAAGATGGAAGTCAATAGGCGTAAGGGCACCGGCACACTTGTCGTCCCTTACGCTTCGGCCTACAAGATGGAGTTTAAAACTCCCGGTGATATCGATCTCCTAAAGATTACTACTTGCCATAGGCAGCATTCGACTGAGGACGTAAGGAAGGGTTCCGGGATCTTTCGGATGTTTAAATCAAAGCGTAAGTATGAGTATGACTATTACCCTAATGGTCCTATGGAGCAGACCGGTGGTTGCCCACTCTTTATCGAAGCCTATGAGTCAGGGGTAAAGGGTCGGCACTCTTCTGGGTTGATTGCGTTTGAGGATCCAGGTTACAAACTAAAGTTTACGGTGAAGTGTAACGGGAGAAACATTGCGGTTAACGGAGTTTCAATTTGTGAGAGTTGGAACGGGTTAGAGCAAGCCTTTCAGTTCTCAAAACCCGTCAGGTGGGAAGCTTCTGAAGAGAAGTGTAATCTCCCCAAATCAAGCGACGACATGCTATTTGAATACCCGATGCCGAACCGGGATTGTTACTATGTTTTCACAGACGGTGAGGACTTCGGAAGAGTCCACACTGTAGGCTATGAACAGATTGCGATAAGGGGAAAGTGATCCAGTGTGGGAGCTAATTCTAACCGTAGGTCTTAAGATCATAGGGTGGTTTCTATTCAACGATGAGAAGAAGACCGAGGCTAAAAAGAAGTTCATCGAATACATCGAGTCAAGAGCTAACCTCCACAAACGTCCCGTCGAAGCCAGAAAATCTTTCAAGAAACTTAAGGAGAAGTTATTAAAAGACGGGGACAAAAAGGATGGAGCTGTTTAGACCCTTGGAAGTAGATATCTTGTACGTCGAGTGTGACTTCGATGACGTTGAACTTCTTGCCAGACACACGAAAGCCACAATCTACTGGGCTTCAAAGAGCCAGCACGCTATTGAGATTCTTCGCCTCGGTCTTTGCATCCCGACAATCGTGTTGATTGATCTTTTCAACTGTCCGATTGTTGATGGACTCGGCACCTATCTTGAGAGATTAGAGGAGCATGTATCGAAACGTCAGATCTATCTCACTAACCCCAGCCCCTACGCGTTTAAAGACTACACATTTTTGCTGAAGGGAAATTACGAAAGGATCAATCTCCTTGTCTGAAACTAATGGCTGGAAGGAATCAAAGCCTCTCATCTTGTCGGAGCTCAATCGGCATAACGCTAATCATATAGGGCTAGCGAAAAAGCTTGATGACATTCGTGACAAGATTGCAGAACTCAAGGTTGACATCATTATCTTAAAGAACGATAAGGCCTGGGTGTTTCGGATCGCAGGAGGCGTATCACTTCTGATCAGTCTCCTGACTTCAGTGATCTACTCTCTACTTTCAAAGAAGATGTAAGCTTCCATACTTTCGGTTTTTGTTTTAAGATTCTTGATGACCCAGGTATCTTTTTTCTCAGCTTGATCGATGACGAGCCAGGCAGCGTTGAGTAGTTCTTCAAGCTTCATTGTAGTGTAAAAATCCGTTAGCTTAACAGATTGGGTCTCTGATCTCTGTGAGCAATATTTTAATTGGGTCAACATAGTTGATTCTGTTTTTAAATTCTCCCGCTCCATTACGGTAAGGCCCCCCTTGGTTGTATGCAGAGATCACGTCATCCTCAAAACCAAATCTTTTTGTCAGCGCCCTAAGCTTTTTAGCGCCATAATAGAAGTTTATCTTGGGCCTAAAGGCATTGAGAAAGCTCCCTTGGTATCCTAATTCTCTCATCACAGCGAACATGATTTGGCAATAACCCACACTGATTCTTTGAACATTCTCTTCAGTGGCCTGGGTAATATGGTGCAATTTGGCGTTCTTTTTAGTGTTCACAAGCCACTCGAAATGGGCTTCATATCTCATGGCGTCCATCCTTCCGCGGCTCTCACGGAAGGCGACAGCGGCCAGCAAGTCCCAGGAAATGTCATGCTTTTTTGCTGCAGTGCAGATTACATCGAGCGGTAAAACCTCAAGCCATTCAGGAATCATTTGATCAACCTTTCCTTTTGATCTTATAATGGAGAAAGAATCGCAATTAGTCTATGAGAAGTTACGAGAACCCAAACTTTAAAGATCCCTACGTCTTCATTCGTGATTGGTTTGTTGCGCCTATTCTTCGCCATAAGCCCAATGGAATTAAGCCAAGCGAGTTCTTAAATGAGATGTGGGGAGTAAAGGATCGCCCCATTAAGCTTTACACGGCTAAAAGAAAGTTCGAATGCCGTGCGCTCATGAAGGTCAACAACAATGTGCCGACCCAAGGGTTAGGCTTGATGCGATTTAAGCACCACGACCAGGTGATGGTACGGCTGGAAAAAGAACATGTTGACTGCGAGATCATTTTCGGGTCATCACATAGGTACCAAGTGTTTCAATTAACTTACGATCAATGGAGAGACGCGAGGATTCATCTGGTTGAGAAGCTGCTCTTTAAAATTCATCAAAGAAAGAAGCCTGCTCAGTGCTGATTGAATTAACCAATGCCAACACAGATGCGAAGGTCTTTGTGATGTCGGCTCTCGTCTTTTACTTTTACTTTTCAGAAGCCAACAAGTGTGTCCATGTAGTTTCAAATGGGGGAGCATTTTTTCCGGTAAAGGAGTCGTTGCAACAGGTTGAAGAGAAACTATGTCGGCCAGCGACTACCGGATAAAAGGCTACTTTAAAATTAGGTTGAAGATCACAGGGCTTGACCTGGCTGTCATCTTCTATAACCTATTCAGTGCTTATGACGATCCGACGGTGGGGTTTGAAGACGCCAATCAAACGATCTTTGAAGTGGCGAGCGCCTTTAACCGGGTGCAGCTCGTTGATCGAAATAAGATCGAGAGTGTTCTTTGGGCCTGTAATCTCATGAGTGAGAAGGGAAAGTTCTGGCACCCTCAAGGACTTTCGTTTGATGCATGGATTAATAAGCTGAAACTGATTGACAAGTTTAATAAAAAATATAACTTCCTAACTGATAAAGAGGATGAACGATGAAACTATTATCTGAAAAAACCCTGAGCCTGTATCTGTTCCTTGCATCTGGCATAGCGCTTCATGCAACGATCGGGCTGAGCGATAACGCCAAATTCCTGCTAGTGAGTCTGTTTGGATTCTACTGCGTGACTGAAGTCGTGGAGTGTTTGATTGACAATCTCCGTAAGAAGAAAAGGAATGAGGTGAGTACTGGGCTTGATAAGGATGTGTTAAAAGAGATTCAACAAGGATTACTTGAATCTCAGGACGATATTTTAAAGGGTGTCGCTGAGTTAATGAACGGTAAGAACTCTTCTGAGGATATCACAAAACATCTTCAGGCTCACAACAATCAGGCTGCACTCATTGCGAAAAGCCTAACCGCGACATTAAAGAAGCTGGACAATCTAACTCATCAGGCTGGTTTTAAACTGGTTAATTAGGGGGGATTATGAATTACGTTGATTCGTTTTTAAAGTTAAAGGAAAGCTGTTCTGATAGCTACACTCTTTTTGGAGACTGCATTCTTGTTGAGAGGATTAAGTCCAAAGAATTGAAGACAAAGACTGGAATCTACCTTCCCAAGAAGGACATGCCCACTTCAAATCAAGTGAAAGCAATGACACCAGATTACTCTATTTTCGTGAAGGTCCTGATGGTGGGCGAAGGGTATTACGATTCGGATAAGGAAATTCACATTCCTTTAGACGTGAAAGAGGGGGATGTCGTGCTCGTCGGTCAGCAATCCGTTCAGTGGTTCAGTGTGTTCGGTGAGCTTGCTGACTCACAGCACCACTCAAAGATCGGGATTACTCGTGAAGATCAGATCAAGCTTAAACTTAAGGGTGATAAGGCCTATGATAAATTCTTCACCTCTCTCAACGATTACCTCAACGATGAAAACAAAGTCAGCTAAAGCTAAGGGTAGGCGCTGCGCTCAGGAAGTAAAAGAATTACTGCTCAAGTATGCCCAAGACTTACAGGAAGACGACATCTTGGTGACTCCAAGCGGGGTGACGGGTCCTGATCTTCACCTTTCTCCTAAGGGTAAGGAACTTTATCCCTTCGCGATTGAGTGTAAGAACCAGGAGAAGTTAAACATCTGGGCTTCCTTAAAGCAGGCAATCTCTCATGCCACCAATGGCTTGAGACTGCCGGTGCCTTGTTTATTTTTCAGGAAGAACAATTCAGATCTCTATGTCTCACTGAAAGCAGAGGATTTCATATGGTTGATAAGATAAGAATTCCGATCGTACTCAAAGATGAAGAGGGTCAGATTCAGGGCTGGCTTCAATTATTCAAGTCCTACCAATCAAGAGCTCGTGGTGATAAGCGTGATTTAGTCATAGCGGGACTTTATTTCTATACAGAATGGCAGAAGGTGAAGAAGACTTTAGATAGTGTTGAGACTGAGCTTTGTCACCGTGAGACTGAACTTCTCAGTACGAAGACCGATCTCCAGCAAGCCAGACAAGAGGCTTTGAGTATTAGGATTCAGCTCAGAGATGATCTTAATTTATCGTCCGAATTTCAACAGCTTGATTCTCAGAATCAAGATCATAAATAAAGTCTTCGTGAAATAGGCTCTCTAAGATAGAGATCGCCAGGTCTTTATCCATGCCGTACTTTTCAAGCATGTTAACGCATTCTCTGGCTTCTTCACTGAGAGCCCACATGGTTTTAGAGTGAATGTATTTATTGCTGAGTGGCTTGCCCAATTGCGCCCTCGACTAACTGTTCCTCAAGCTGCTCGGATCTTGAAACAGACTGTAGGGCTTCGGAGAAAACAGTTCTCATGAATGTTTCAGATTCAAGGGCTTGCTTCATTTGACCGACCGTCATTTTCTTAAAGAGTTCATTTGTTTGACCGAGTGCGCCTGTCAGCATTTTGGTAGCTTCTCTCTGTCTCAGTGACACCCTTGGTGAAAGCTGAGTGAGCGATACGATTCCCCCACCACCTAGCCCGAATCCTCCAGCACCAGCACCGAGTTGAAGAAGACCGACCTTCGGTACAATGGGAACAAACTTCTTAGCGGTGTCTAAGATGACAAGTTCTCCGAACTCTTTCTCGCTTTTCTTTCCTCCAAGCTGAACCAACTTTTCAACAAGGCCTTTGGCTTTTAGATTCTTATCGGAAGCTGAAGCCATTTTTGTGGATAGTTGTTCAATGGTATCTTTCTTTAAAATTCTTCTTCCCTCTACTACAGCTGCTCCGAATTCATCATAGAGCTGAGAGAGTTTGAAGTATTCTTTTCCAAGCCCAGCTGACTCGAATGTCTCACCTAGGCTTTGCCGGAATCCAGAAGCTGCTTTATTAACAGCTCTTCCAACTGCTTCTGGGACATCTCCCTTGAGCGAGTCAGTTTGAATCTTATTTAGAGTTCTGTTTATCCCGGTGAGAGCCCTGGTGCCGGCCTTTCCTTTGAGAGGCCTAATCCTTGAGAATGCCTGCAGGGTGTCATAGATCTTTTTTACTTGCCGGAAAGTTTTCGGGTCTAAGGACTCAATCTCAAGACCTCGGCCGGTTCTCAGAGAGATATCGTCAGGTCCGAGCTCAACGAATTTTCCTGATTTATCGAGCTTTCCGAATCCAGAATCAATGATATTTCTTTGAGCCGAAGATACGTTTTTTTGTATATCAAAGGTGATGTCTTTGGCCTTGGTTCCAAGATCATCAAGCAGCTGCCCATACTTTTCAGGTAAAGCTTTAGTTCCTCTTTCCAGAATGGACCTAGTAAGATTGTTACTGTTAGCTGTCATCTTCTCAATGGCCTGACTTTGGCTGGCACCCTTAAGATTAGTTGCCACAGCTTTGGCAACGTCGTCGGTTTTTTCCAGCATCACTCGGTAGGCTTGGGGCCCCGTCCCGGTGAGAGGACCATATACTTGAGAAATAACTTCCTTCGTTCCATCGGAAACATTTGCCTTTACTGCGGCTACCTTAGCAGCTGGCTTTGATCCAATTGCTTTAAAGGCTTTAAAGAGTCCTTTCACTGTAGGCCTAACCCCAAGAGCGAGTCCTTGACCACCTAGGGTGAAGATACCTTCAAGCGCGATATCTCTTAATTGCTCAGTGGGTGTTGCCTCGAAAGTGCCGACCAGTCTTCCAAGTGAAGTTCTGATTGTTTCCCCAAAAGCTCCTCCGAGACCTGCTCCAACTATTGATCCAGCAATAGCTCCACCCGGAACGGGTGTTGCTAATCCAATGGCCGCACCGAACGAGGCGCCTTTTATAGATGCTGCAATGTTTGGTCCAAGCTCAACGCCTAGTTCAACGAGATCAGCCATTGCTTCAGAGATATCCCACGCATCTCCTTTTAGGATGTTGGGATCAATCTTTTTCCAAAGACCGTCCGTGTCTTTAACAACAATTCCCTGGTCTTCATCAAGATCTACCTCACTAAATTTAGCCCTTAAAAAGTTTAGTGATCCTTTAACGTTTCCGGAAGCAACCTTCGCTCTATCGATAAGAGAAAGGGGGGATTTGTCAATGGCGGTATTCTTGGTGTTAAGTTCAATGTCAACATTGTTGGGATCAACCTGTTGTGCAGCTAGAAATTCTCTTGGATCAAAGTCAAGTTCGTTCCCTTCTTTATCTGCCGCAATGATGTTTCCATTTTCCTCAACAGCTTTTAGAGTGAGGCCCTTTGAGCCGAGGAACTCCTGGACATTGAAGGAAAGCTCTTCACCATTTGCCATTGCTATCTCCTTCTTCTTAGACCAGGAATTTGATCAATGGGGCTAACTCTTGTGGCTCCCCCAGTGGGGCTCAATTCGGTTCTTCCTACTATTGGTATTTCTTCTTTTTGTAAAAGACCGCCTCTGGCTCCAAGTCTCTTTTTCACAATGGGTAAAGCTTTTCCGGATTCAGCTTCTAATGCAGCTATTGCAGCTGCTCTGTTTTCAATCTTTTGTCTAACGACTTCTTCAGAATCACCAGCTCTTGGAAAGTATTGTTTCTCTGCAGAATCAAATTCGGATTGTGCAATGGCAGCACCAGACTCACGTCTAAGAACAGCATTGACAAAGTTTCTCTCGGCTTGTTCCTGTTGTTTGAATTCACTAGTTTTGAATCTCTCTGCAATATCTGGGATGAATCTTTGAGCCTCTGCACCAACACCGGTTGGATCAAATCCTTTTTTCTTCAGCTTTTTAAAAACTTTATCTGCTTGCCCAAGTCTTGTCGCGAATAGAGCCGCTTCGAATTGGTTTGAGCTTGGGGGTTTTCTTTTCTCTGCTCTTTTCTTGAATTCTTCCCTCAGTTCTAATTTTTGTCTTTCGGTTTTCAGGGGATCTTTAATCTTCTTTTCAGACTCAAGAAGTTTTTCAGCTCTAGCAACTTGTGCTTCAGTAAACTCGTCGGCGTTTAAAACAACCTGCAGAGCCGATTGGGCAAACGGTGCTTTGGGTCCTGTTATTGATTCGGTGAGCCCACTGATCTGAGATCCAGAGAAACCTCCGGAAATCGCAAGCGAAGAAGCAAGACCAGATGCGACTCCTTGCAATTGTTTTCTTCTTTCTGTCTCGTCTTCAACGTTCGCTCTAATGTCTGAAACCCTTGCATTGGCTCTGCTGATTGCGATAGCTCCACCGAGCCCTTTAATCTGTTGAGAAAATCTGGCGAATGCATCACCTAATATGTCGGCCATTTATACTCCCACTCCGCCGCCACCAGCAGCAAGCCCGGCGGATGCTAAGCTTGATGCAGCGCCCAGCCCACCAAAGAAGCCCGCAATCGCCCCCTTGGTTCCACCGCCAGATGTTTGAATTTGTCCGGCTCTTCCAAGCTGAAACCCTCTCTCACCCTGGAGCAGACTCTGCCCAAGCGAAACAACAAGCTGTCGATTAGCAAAAGCTTGCTGTGACAGATCTTGAAGTACTCCGACTCTTTGGGCTTGGAGTCCAAATCTTTCTCTGGGTCGTCTGAATAATTCGCCCTCTTCAAATGCTGCACGTTGTGCTGCGATCTGAGTGGATCCTGTCACTCTTTGCTGAGCGAGCTTGGCTCTTAAGATTGGGTCATCAGCTTCACGCCCTAATAGAGCGGCCTGTCGAGTAGTATCAATTTCTGCCTGAGCCAACGCTTGCTGAAGAGCGAGTTGCTGAGGTTGGAAGAGAGTTCCACCGAGTCTCCTTGAAGCGGAGATATCTTCAGCGCTAGCTTGAAACCCAGTCTCACCCAGCTGACCGAGTATTGCTGCGAAATCTCTTTGAGACTGAAGGCCTGCTTCAACATCAGCTTGTCCAGGGCCAACTGAAGCGAACTGGGCTATGTCGAGGAAGTCCCCCTGGATCTGCCTTCCCAGTTCCTGCTGAAACAAAGAAGCGCCAGGCAAACTTAATGAGGTTTCAGCAACGTCCTTCTTTGCTCCACCGATTGCCCCCAACGCTCCAAGACCAATTGCACCGCCAAACGCTCCGACACCCATTTAGATTAACCTCGTGAAATATGTCATCTTTTCATGCCATTCTTTGAAACGATGTTTTCTGGCCCGTTCAATCATCCGTTTATTAGAGATTATACCAAGAGCCATCTCTTTCCTGTAGGACTGAGCCACTTTTATTATATCAACAACGACCTTATCCAATGCCTGATTAGTTAGATTATAGTCCTTTACATCAGGATTTTTAATAAAATGATCGAGTAAACATACCGCAGAATCCGTCATGTAGGCAAAGGCACAGCATATTGGGACACCGCGGTAATACACCATCAAACCATGTTTCGGAAGATAGCGAGTCGGGATGACCGGGATCTTGTAGTGCTCTAGCCAGCTTCTGAATATCTTGTAATGCTTAAACGTTTCAAACGGTACGGATTCCATTCACTTAGTTACTGACCTTGATGATGTGAAAGTACACGTTGTCGTCAGAGTTTGTAAAGTTTGCACTGCCGTCGGTATGAGCCCTGATCACGTCTGTAGCCGCCGCTATGAAAGTCACACTGAGATTCACCACGTTCGGGTCGCTTAGCTTCGCTATGGAGAGCCGGTCAGTTACGGTGATCGTCGGGATACCAGTTGTTAGCTGAGAGCTATTTCGAGATATACCCATGTTGGGTGTACCCGCACCAACCACATCTGTGTAAGAGGCGGTGTAAACCCCGTCTTCATTGAGTGTGAAAGTAGAACCATCAGCCGCTGTATCGGCAAACGTAATGGCCGTTCCGATATTCTCCTCTGTCGTGGTGAAGCGTCTAATCACTGTGTTGGTTGAGCCGTGACCGTTTCCGGTATGAACTCGGAACTCACTCCGAATAATATCAGCAGGGATTGAGCCGTAATAGTTCGTGCCGTCGAAGTAAAGCTCTAGGGCGTCTGTGTCAGTGTCGGTGTTAGATAATACGGGGTCCAGATCGCCCGGCCATTTCACAGCCGCTGGCCAGACGACATCCCTTGCCGTAGCCCCCTGAAGAATTAGAACTCTATAAGTGGCGCCAGTGGTTGGGTTAGAGAGCGTGAGAGTGACATCACCTGAAGCTGATCCGAGGTCAAGCTGCTGGATGTTTCCGTTATCCCAGTCGAGTGTTTGAGTCGTTCCAGAAGGAGAGACTTGAGTGGCTTGGGTGTTACCGATATTCTTAGCAAGTTTAATTGTCGTGACATTGTTATCGGAAAGCTTAGCGGTCGTGACAGCAGAGGCGTTTAGCTTTACAGTCGTAACTGAGTTTGAAGCCAGTGAGTTAGCATTGACACCGTTTGTTTGAAGGTTGTCTGAATCAAGCTTGGTTGTGTTGATGAAGGTAGTGATTGAGTCATTCTGCGCATCGATTTGAGCTTCTGTCAAAACCGTATTGGCGGCATAATTTTTTGTAATCGTTAAAGTTGGCATTAAGTTCTCACCTCATAGTTTACACCAGCGTCTTCAAATTCTACTAAAAATCCCTGAATCTCAACCGTCTCACCACTCTGGTTATGCTCTATGTCGAACTGGATGGATCTTCCTAAGCCATCAATCGTTCGGGCAAAAGGAGATAAAACCGAGTCAGCTCCGAGAGTCGACTGATCCAAAATAAAATCAACGTCCAGTTGATCGGCATCTCCGAACTCTGAGTACTGAAGAGTTTGCGTGGGAAGGTTGTCGATCATGATTGAAACCGTAAAAATCCCAGGTGAAGCAAAGATCGGGGCAAACCTTTTAAAAGCTTTCATCGTATAGATCTGTCCGTCTGGAAATATCCTGGCTGACGAGATCTTATAGAACACACTCACACTTGTTCCAGCAAAGTTCGTGTCGTTACTTGATCCAATGTCTGTCTTAATTAGGCGGTTATTAAACCCCCCCAGGTAAAACCGATCCTTGTCGGAATCGTCTGCTGTCATGATCGAATCGCACGGGAGTGAATCAAACCCCCGGTACCACTGCCCCTTAGTGATGTTGAAAAACCAACCTGAATTATTCTTTCCAGAAGAAGTGCTAGAGGGAAAAAGAATCTCTGAATTGACCTTGCTCTGAGTGAAGCAAAAGCAAACTGAGTTGATCCTAGGGAGATAAGAAGCCTGAACTTTATCAAGCCTCGTTAAATCAAAGTCGTCATTAAAGGTTTTCTGAATGTCGCCTGACAGGAAGGTCTTATCGAGATTGCCGAACTTATTGGTAGCAATGATGGAATGAACTCCCCTAGTGCTGACGAACACGATGTCATTGTCAGTTGCTGCTACAGCGTTATGATTAACACACCCAATGGAATCGGTGATGAGTCGAATGCTAAAAGTCTCAGGGAAAAAACCGCTGACCTCATAGAGTCTCGTTCTCTTTGCAACAATCAGCACTCCATTAAAGCTCGGGAATATCGCCGTGATGCCTTCTTTGTCACCGTCTCCTGATCCTATTCTTAGAGCGCCACTATCGCCCCTACCTTGAAACTCCTCGCAGTCTGACGTTGTAGAGTAGTGAAGAAGATCGACATCATCCTTATCGTTCATCCAAAGACGCCCGATATGCTTTCTGGCGAACGATGCTTTCGGCACAGCATCATGCCCCTTGGTGGTAACAGTCACTGTAAACCCTGTGGTGCCAGCGTTTGGTGCAAACTTAAACCCATCAGTCGAAGAGGTAATGGTGATCGTAGCGGTTGAAACGGATGTCGAAAACTTAGAGTCTGCATTAATCACGGTACTAGTGGCAGAGGCAACCGTGCTTGCGCTGTCATTTGTAACGATGGTTGTAATTTCAATCGCTCGATCAGCAGCAGCTGCACCCGTGGGAATGGTCGTTCCTGAATCGTCCACGTCATACCAGAAGGCTACCGAACCTACATCATCAAACAGAGTAAAGAAAGTTCCATCGAGTGAATCTGAAACGTCAGCAACACAAACACAAGAAGTGATCTCAGCGTTTGAGCCGAGATCAAAGATGCTCGTCCCCGTTCCTGTCCATTTATGAACCGTGTCAGTCGTGGTGTCAGTCGTTAGGATCACCTTATTCTGAATGATCTCAACTCCAGCAATGGCGGGAGTCCCCGTCCAGGCCGTAGCACTTCCGTCAACGGTGAGTGTGGTCCTAGCACCAGAGGTTGTATACTCATACACATCCCGACTGTCAGATATTCCTACATACCTCTGAGTCTTAGTTCCGCTCGTTCCAAGATGAGTGTCAGATATCTTAAGAAGGATGTCGGTCGTTGCTGTAGCGTCATCAAAGTTAAAGTTAATGCCGTCTCTTTTTTTCTTTGAGCTTCTCTCAGCTTGAATGATATTAGCGCCTTCTCGAAGCTGATTGGGTGAGATGAGGGATTCCTCAAGAGAGGTATTGACCCCACCGTCCCAAGGAATCTGAGCAAAGACTCTAGTGGTTAGAGGCACCTAAAAGACCTCCCAAAACCTACGCGTTCTGTTGATGGCAAGAATACTTCTCTTCGTCTCTAGGTATCTTTTGTTGGGAACAATCTGAGGATTGTCTTTTGAGTCAGTGAGCTTTGCCTTCATTCGTCCTAGCTTATTCTGGAAGAGAGCGAAGTTACCCGTTGCGACCGAATCGTTTCTAGCCTTGACCCAAGCTCTGGATAGAGCTCCGTAGAGAATCACCACTCGGTCTTCAATCGGAAGGATCGGTTCGTCCGTGTCGTTTAGCATGACATCGATCTGCCTGATGTAGTCGATGTGAAGTGTGGTGTCCTCGTCAAAGAGATGTGGGTAAATGAGAAGCCTTCTGTACGCTTCCCCAGCTCCCTCGACATTAGCTTTCGTGATAGTCATTGTGGCGTCAGCAACTGCTGATTCCTGCAGGGGCTCTAGAGCGGTGTAGGTGACGGTGTCGTCCGTGTTATCGGTCGTTGTAACTGAGCTACAAATGGAATCAATGTTGTAGTCTTCTTTTCCTGCTAGTCGGATCCTAAGCCTATCGCCGACATCAATGCGTCTCGTGGTGCTGTCGTTAGTGTCACTTCTTATGGTGGAAGAAAACTTGATGGTGCGAATCAGTCCGCTTGACGCCCTTGTTGAAATCGAAGGAAGCCCAGAGATTGAGCTATAGGGATCTGGATCCCGAAAGTCACCAGTTGTATAGAACCGGGGCCTACCCTCAAAGAAGGGGTTAGCCGATTCGATTCTCCTCATCTCCTGCTGACCAATTCCTTCTATCACCTGGGAATCAAAGTCGTGCCAGACCTCAAAAGTCTCTTTGCAATCAGAAGGAAGGGGTAGTGATTTGTCGTAGACCTTGTAGGGTGCCACAGTATTAGTCGTGCCGGTAAAATCCACAGTCAGCACAGCAGCAGTTGCCGCGGCAACGTGAGAGCGGATGGTGTAGATCTCGTTATGTCCGTCAATCTTAATATATTTTAGTTCTTGAGAATCAGCCGGGGCTGAGGAGAAGGTGAAGGATTTTGAGCCCTCAGTCACGCTCAGCGTTCCAGTCGTGACGAAAGCCTGATGCTGAAGGTCCACCTGGCTTCTCGCCCACCACCAGTTAGCAAAGGGAAGGACCTCGTCTAGATAAACGATATTCACGTCCCGTTTGATTCTATTAACGATGGTCGTGTCGTTACTCGGAATCGCGAGCTCTTCGATCACCGCTGTATAAATGTCCCGAAACGTCCTCAGCTCAAATTTAACGGCCATTAGATTTGACTCTCGCCCACCACTACTGTTGCTACTGCGTTACTCAAAGTCTTGACCCTGATGCCGTTTGGGAAAAGGATCGGCTTATCAGAGAAATCGAAATAAGCGGTATCTCCGCTCGTTGCCACCCTGAGATCCAACTTCAAGATCTCATTAGAATTATTATCCGCTAATACTATTCTACCATTTGCAGCGGTTGCCGTAAGAGTGATGTAGTTGGCCTTGATATTCTTCTCATCGAGAGCGTCAGGGTCACTTATGTGCTGCGTGTCAATATAGAAGGTATTGGCGTTTCTTACATTGGCCATAGTCTAATCCCCATGATGACTGCGCCCACTCCTAAAGTTAAGACCGCCATTGCCGATAAGATGAAGACGAGTTCCGTTCTCCGAGTGGGATCAAAGGCGTCCTCACCGTTTTGTTCGATATATTTAATCCGGTCTAGCTTCTCTCCTCGAAGCATCTCCTTAACATTACCGTTTCTCGTTTGTTTCCAAAAGCGCATTTCTGTGTTTTTAACCCTTGAGATATCGGGTTCCACCAAACACGAAGCGCTCCTTCGATGAAGAAAGGAGAGTCGCGAGGGTCTCATAATTACGTTACTTTTTGTCAGAATGACTAGGTTCTTTTTCTTTAGGATCATCTTTACCGCTCAGCTCCTTTTCAATAAGTTTCAACGCCTCTTGCCAAACAGCATGAACCTCTAATGGAACTCCTGCTTTTGGACAGATAACCCTTAGTTGTTTCAGTGCGTTTTCTATTTCTTGTTTCATTAAGTCCCCTTATGCATCGGTATATCCAGAATCAATTATCTTTAACTCATTATAAAAAATAGTGTAGTGATCAACCCCAGCCTTAGCAAGCTCTGTTAAATCAAGCGGGTAATCCGGCAAGCTAGGATCAGCATCCGCCCAGGCATAGGTTCTGGTTCTCACAAAACCGTCCGGATTCGCGTCACGGTAGGCCTTGTCTTTATATAGAGCGAGTAATATCTGAGCCTGATTCTTAGCCTTGTCATCGGCCACCGTAATAATTCGATGGTATTGATAATTATTACCGCTTAGGTCGACTATCTTATTTAATCCCATAATTTAACTCCCTACGAATTGAATCCTAGTATCCACATGCCAACTTAGAGTATTATCAGCCGCACCTGTCATTTGGACAAGAACGTTAGTTCCAGAAATAACGTGATTTGCATCGAATCCAGCTTGGTCTTCAGAAATGGGTGTCTTCTGCACCGCTCCGAGTAGAGTGACGGTTCCTACTTTTGTGGTGTAAGAAGATCGAATGATATAGGTCGCCCCATCGTCTGCAGTCCCTGAAACACCGCCCGTTCTTCTTCCTACAACAAAAGATTCTAGAATGTATGTACGGCTTGCGGTAATTCCAATCGTCTGTGCTGTAGTTGGAGTCGCATTCGTTGTAATGACGTCATCTTGAAGGTGACGAAAGTTGATTCGATCTGTCGTGTTGTCGGCGTCGGTTTCTACTGCCAATGTAGGATTTACAGAATCCTCTTGCCTGATATGTAACTTACTATCCCCATCACCTGGGGCAGCGCCGATGTAAACTTCATCTCGCCCAGCATCCGTTACTAAGAGATTATTATCGGCTAATCCTTCAAATCTCGAGTCGTGATTATTCCCTTCCTCATTGAAGACAAAAGAAACGTCATCCATTCGGATCTGATCTGCAGAAGCATCAACCAAAAGTGCGTTTGTGCTATTATTGGTTTCGACACGTAAGTCGTCATTCGCCGTTCCTGTCCCACCGTCATTGACGATCAGCCCGGTTGTGAATCTACCATCGCCCGTCACATCTAAATTAAAACTCCCAACGACGGGGCCCTTATTAATTGCAAGTTCACCGTCGTTTGAGAGAGTCATTACGGTGGTGACTTCGGCAGCTCTCCATAGATATGCTCCACCCAAAACGGCGGTTGAAAAATTTCCCTGATCCCATATCTGTTCTGATCCTAGATCTTTGTGTGCCTGGGTTTTGATAGAACTTAGAAAAACGGTTCCAGTATTTGCAATGCGAATGTTCGTGTCTATAGCAAAATTTCCAAGATGAACAAGAGATTCGGGCGTGTTATTTCCGAAACCGATGCGATTTAACGAAACATTTGCGTTGAAAAGATTGATCGCTCCGCTTGTTACTGTGAGACTAAAGCCGTCGATCTCTGTCTCTGCATCAACTACTAGCCTACCTGTAGTCGTAGTATCAATATGAAGATCCGTAGCTGCGACTGTGTTTAGGATCGTATCCCCATTGATATTAATATTATCGACTGTAATTTGATCATTAAAAGTAGCAGCTGGAGTAAATGTAGTAGTCGAATCGATAGTGATGTCACCCGATCCGGCATCAATATTAATATCTTGGTTCGATTGAGAAGCTATCTGAAGTTGGGCTGTAGTTTGGCCTTGAATATTAAGAGCGTTTGTTATGTCACCACCAGTAAGATCAACGTTGCCAGAGGTTAAAATAACGTTCCCACTTACAAGAGTCAGGTCATCTCCGCTATTGATTACTATTCCACCTGTTCCGTTAGCTTGTAGAAACAAATTAGTATTTAAACTAAGGGTTCTAATCGTGCTTAAATCCGGAGGGCTCGCTCCACCAATTCTAATGCTGCCAATATCGACCGTAGAAAGTCCTGTTATGGTGGACCCACTGAAAACTAAATCTTCGATATTAACGTCTAGTGTGCTACTGATATCTATGTCGCCCGCACCGGTTATTGTAATTCCAGAACCTGAAATCAAATCAATGCCGGCATCGTTTGTGGTCCTTATTTCAATATCCCCAGCACCGCCGCTCCCAGTGTGCTCGATCACTAGGTTTGAAGCCGTTATAGCAGTCGTGATCTTTAGCTCTCCCGTTGATGTGAAAAGATTATTTCCTCCCAGATCAAGATTCCCAGTCATGATGCTGGTACCATCGAGCAGCAGAAAGGAAGTGTGCTGGATAGGCGTGACGTGGCCTATGATCGCAGCAACATCGAGGGGAGTGTTAATTGCCATTAGCTGTAAACCAGCGCCTCTCTATTGTCCCAAATATTATCGAAGTTTGTGTTTCCATCAGCGAATTGAATCTCAGTTGCAGTTCCAGTCACATTAATTTCAGCGATTCTCCAAGAAGCCGCACTCGTAGCTGTTCCCGCCGCGGCGTAGCCAATGTAAGTGATTGTGGCATCTCCAGAATTGACCGCTACCTCGATACTCCCAAATAAACTCGTAACGGGTACGGGATTTGTAGCACTACCAGTACCACCCGTGACCTCAACAATCTTAGGTCCACCGATTGATCCGATAGACATAGCTTACCGCCTTTTAAAATAGGCAACATGCACGGCGTTGCCGTCGTTTTCAGCGTCCACAAAGAGGTCTGATAGAAACAGAGCCTCGCTGATCCCTCTTAAAGAATCCCCGGCCAAAGGGACAGACTGCCCTGGGCAGAGAAAAGTGTCAGTCGAATCGACAGTCGAGTCCCCGTAAAAGATCTTACCAGTGTTGAGGTCACTTGCCTGAATGATAATCGAGCTCGCACTAATCTCATTAGCACTGATCTGCACCGCGGTGCCCGCTGTCGTGACAGTGACCGTGCCGAGTGAGACTAGGCGTAACGGCATTTAAACGCTCTGTTCTACGACCAGCTTTACCGTAATGTCGTCCGTTGCCGCGTAAGTGGGAGTGCCGCGAGTAACTAATTGACCAAAAATTGTTCCGGTATTTCTAGCTTTAAACGCAAGGCCAATATTTTTTACTGTCGCAGTATCACTTGCCATCATGTCAACATAATCGCCAGCAACAACAGGGACAACCCCTATGATATTAACTGCGTCGGCATCACTTACAGTAAAGGCGCTATTGTCCGCAGTCGCTGTAAAGGTCTGGTCAAATAACACCAAATCAAGAGCTGCGCTCTGCGCACCTTCATCGATCACTATAAAAGACGTAACAATCCCAGTTCCTTGGGCGTTTGTCATCTGAGCAAAGGTAAGTAAGCCTCCCAGAGCATCGCCTCCGGAATATAACCCAGCTGTGATTGTTGGGGTTTGTGAAATGCTTTTTATGCTTCTACAACAATTGCCCATTATCGCTCCTGAATAACGTGAAGATAATCAATCGTCAAAGTTTTTGCTACAGCTTCACCGTTCGTCACTATGTAAGTGAGAGCCAATTGCTCATTGTCAGGAATATTGGTCGAATGAGTGACTACATGATTGTCATTTATGTAGTAATAAACTCGGCTAATCCCGTCCCAGTACATCGACAGTTTGACATAAGTGTCAATCACAGCGTCCTGTCCCGTGTCAGTCAGAGTCTCAGTTGAATCTTTTTCTGCAATCGCCTCAATTGAAGCGTTGCCATCACTGATCTGAAATCCCACTCTGTCGCTGCTGACAAGCGGAGTCGTATCAGTGATATTCAGCCCAATGAAGAACTCAACCTGAGCGATGTCAGTTCCACCAATTTTGATTCTGCAAGACATCCACATCCTGGCTCCAGCGGTACAAGACCAAGCTTCTTCTGTACTCTGAGAAGAACTGGAATCATCATCTGATCCAGCATTCGTGACTAAAAGAGCTCCGCCTTGTTCGTCAGCAGCAAGAACTTGAGTGGCAACTCCGACTTCGGTCACTACCCAGTCAGCAGCTGCGTAATCTTGAGCAACTAAAAAATCATTGAAATAAACACTGTAGTCCGGATCAGAGCTTGCTGGCATATTGGATCGCCAACCGCTTGCTTTTTCCGGTTCATCCTTACCTAAAATTGGTCCCTTGAAATGTGTATTACCCATGCTTTCCTCCTAATTCCTGGGTGTCAGTGTGGGGTTGCCACACTTTAGGAGAAAGGGGAGAGGTATTGAACCTGCTCCCCTTTAACCACAAAGTTTTACTTCAATTAGACTCCGGGTGAGCCAAACGCCCCGTAGGGATGAATGGCGCCAACCTGCCAACGATAACGTGACTTGTATAGAATCGCGTCAGTGCTAAAGCCCACATCTGGTCCACCGGCTTTTGTTTCAACCGGTGATCTAGAAATGACTCGAAGACCTGTGTCCTGAGGCATCGACAAAATAAACCAGGCGTCTGCATCAGTGAGATGCGGAGAGCTGACAACACTCATGCCCTCGTCCATAAACGAGTTCATGTTGTTATCGGCCGTCTCTGGTTTGAGATTCGATTGAAGAAGCTCTTTTGCAAGAAGCCTATTGTCAGGATGAACCAGCAAAGTCTTCTTTCTTAGCATCAACTGCTTTCCGTTATCAGAGATAAACTCAGTCTCGTAATCACTGATCGCAGTCGTAAGTGAAGTGACATCAAGATCCGCCGCAGTCGCTAACTCGTTTCTGAAAGTCAGACCAGAAGGCAGCGTATGCGCCTGATCAAAAACAGGCTGTCCGTCGGAAGTCGTTTCCGATGAGAAGCCGTTATTGAAAACGTTCATTGCTTTTATTTCTCTGGATTCGGCCGCACTTCTGCCAAGCTCAGAGATCAGCATCTGAATGTGATCAAACTTTCCATCCTCCACCATTTCCTCAGAGATCGAGACCCCAAGTCCAAATTTCTGAATGGTGAAAGTTTTACTGGCGCCCTGTTTCTGACGTTGGAAGGTGTATTCCGCGCCCTCCGGGACGACAGAAAATTGCGGCAAATCATGCAATTCACTTGATTGCCAGATTTCCCTATCATGGGCAACAACTTTAAATAACATCTCATGCGCTTTTGGAAATAGATCAAAACTCGTTCTGAAGAGCTCTTCAAGAACTGGTAATGAATTAACTCCGAAAAGATCTGAGAGGTTAGATTGTAAAAATACTGGTGTAACAGCCATTTCTGTAACCTCCTAAAAAAGTTAGATTCCAGCGAATCCGTTTTCGCCGTACAGCTGACTCTCGTTGATCTTAATAAGGCAATCAACTTGAGCGCCTAATGCGTTGTCATCTCTATTGTCAATCCCGATCAGCACAAGTTGCTGAGTCGACGTTCCGAAAGTGGAAGAATCCACTTCCATGCGCGATTGATTGTAAGTAGTATCTCCAGCAGTTGCTAGAATCTCAAACGTATTTCCAATGTCAGTTTGGGCATCAACATCAGAACCATCTGCCTGAATAACATAAATCTGTTCAGGGTCAACGCTGACCTTAAGCAGCTGCCCGCTGGCAGTGGCGTGATCAAGTGCTACTCCTAAAATGTTTTCTGCAACAACAGATGGATCAACTAACCCATCTGCTTCTAAATGCACAAAGTCCCCAGGAAATACTTCAGCACCGGCAGTGTATTCCTGCACGCGCCTTGCTTCACCTAAAGGTCTTGCGCCTTGTGGTTGATCTCTATTTGCCATGAGTAATAACCTCCTCTTTAACCGTTTTCGTCATAGCCCTCGTAAACACGGGTGTTCAAATTAGCGGATTGAGCCTTTTGTCGAAGCTGGTCGGCTTTAGAGCCTTCAAACCCTAATTGACGATCTGCTTTCTCCTGAAGACCTTTACGATGGTAATCAGCAGCTTCTTTTGGCTTGTATCCTAAAATCATTGTACCACGACGCAACTGGTTGCCCTCCCTTCCTATATGGAAATCATGAAGACCGAGTTCTTCTGGGTTCTCTACTTCGTAAACTCTCCATCCCATCTTGTGATAACCGGAATTTTCAGCAATGTGCTTTGCTCGAAGCCATCTGAATTGTATACCGTCTTGATCGGCTTTCTTCATTAGCTCTGGCGGAAGGTGAAGAGCGCTGCCAATCGGCGCCCAGGCCGCTAGATCAATCTTTTTCTTTTGGGCGATTGGTTTCTTTCCTTCAACAATTGCCTCACTTGCCATCTTTTTATTTCCAAAACTCATAAAATCCCCTTATTTATAATTCATCCAATTTTTTCGTGACGCATGCTTCCTAAGTCGCTCTATATATTTCGGATCATCAACTGGTTGTCCTAGTAATTTTGCGAACTGCATCATGGTATCCGGCATCTCGCCGCCCGCCTTCGCTGTCTTCTTTGAAGATCCAGCAACGAAGTCGTCCGTATCGGACTTTGTTCTTTTACTGACCGGTTTAAGGCCGATCTCCATCGCTGCCTTTAAGATCGAAGCCTCGATCACGTTTGGATCCGTCTTCTGCTCAGCGGCTACCTTTGAGAAATACTCGTTAGCCTTTCTCACGAGAGGACTGTTTGGCTCATAGAGCTCCGGAAAACTTTTCGCCATCTCGTTATAGGTTGTTTGCTGGACCTGAGTCGCCTGTTGAGCTGTTGCAGCTTCTTGCCTCACTTCAGCAAGAATCTGTTTTCTTAAATTCTCCTTGGCCGTCCCAGGATCAGTCAGCCAAAGATCATCGTCCTCTGGCTCTGCTGGTTTGGGTTGAGGAGCGAGTCTTTGCAAAAGCTCTGTATTCGCCTTCGTAAGAGCGTCCATTTTCTCAGAGGCATTTGCTTCTAAATTCTTTAATTTACGATCAAACTCACTCTTCAAATTCTTCATCGGATCTTCATTCTGAGAAGATTCGTTAACAGTTTTTTCAGGTTGAGCTGGTTCGGTAGTTGACGTTTCGTCAGCCATGATAACCTCCAGTGATTACGTCACCACTCGGTTTAATTGGTTTTGATGACTCTTAAGGCATCAAATCAGGATTTTTTGATGCCCTCTATGACATTTTTAAATGCAGTTGAAATTTTTCTAGCCCCCTCGGCTCTTGCTTTTTGATAGATGATCTTTCTCTCATCTTCTGCGTCCATCAGTAAAATGCTACTTATTTGCTTCTCTTGATAGGATGACAACTCGTCTAGAATTGTAAAGAGTAATTCTTTTACGTCTTTCGTGATGTGGGTCTGAATGAGTTCTTTTTGATCTAACGTCATACCTGCGGCTGTTCGTTGTTGGCACCCTGTTGATTGATCGCTTGCTGCTGAGAATTTCTCTGCTGAGCTTGAAGCTCTCCCAAAGCTTGCTGCATCTGAGCATGCGCCTGGGCTTGAGCAGCAACCTGCAGAGTCTGTTCTTGTGTTAAGGATCCCAACAGTTCGTCACTATCCTGCACTTTCTCGAAAAATTCAATGAATCCCTGATGGTCCATTTCAGGAGTGATCCCAACGGTGATGCCAGCCTTGATTCGATTAAACTCCTCAATCGGTGTGAGCATGATTCCGAATTGACGCGGCACTGTGAAGTACTTATTGAAATCTTTCACCTGGAGACTCATCATCAGAGTTTTAATCGCTTCGTAGTAGCCTCTCGGGTTAACGATCCCAAGCTGGATGGCGAGTGGGTTATTGACGAGCTGTAAGATGGTCTGGGCGTTTTGCTGTCTGATTCCTGGATCGGATTGAGCAGAGTTGGAAGAGATCTCAAAATCAAAATCACCAGCAACATCTTGAGCGTCGCGTATATTAACCCAGTAATTATCAGAATCCTGACCAGTAATCCTAAAAGATAAACCAGGCGGGATCCTCTTCTGAAGCATGTGAAAGAGATATTCAAGGACTTGTTTCCATGTTCTAAAAAGTCGTTTGAGATGAATGTCAAGGTTGGCACTCGCTTGACCGACAAGAGCTCTCGTTCCAGTAGCAGTTCTCGTAGCACCTTGCTGGGAGCTCAGCACTCCCAATGCCAAGTCGCTCACGCCAGTTAGTCTCTCAACCATTCTCTCGATTGCGGCCTCTTCTTGAAGGCCAAACGAGACTCGGTTCCCAAGGTTCGGGAACACGATATCGGTTTGAGGATTATCGACAGGAATAAGATCCCCGGGGCCGTACTTAATCTTTTCGGGCTCTAGAGAACTTGAGGCACGAATGAAGCCAAAGGGGCACACCGAAAGAAGCCCAAAATCGATCCTTATATTGTGCATCGCATCTAGCTCGACAGAGAGTGGATGCAAAATTTCTGCAAGTCCAATCCCAAACTCCTGGTCCTTTCGCCTAAAGAAGTCGCTCTTGAAGAAGGGTTTTCTTCCGTCAGGAGAGATCCGGTGAAGGTAAGTCGCTCTTAGCTCTCCACCCTTTCTTCGGTGAGACCAGGTAACGATCTGTGAATTGATCCCACTGTCGTCAATAGCGACCTCCCAATAGGTCTCTAAAATCTCGTACTGATCGTTGTCATTTCCGCTGTCAGCTCCAGCCATTCCAGCAGTTTGAGATCTCTCGTCTTTCATTCCAGATGAGTCGCCGCCGCTCTTATTGTCAGGTCCAGATTGGATAATTTCTTTCACCACATCCATATCGAAAATCTTCTGATCAGCAAGCATCAGGAGCTGACTTGCGGTCATGTAGATCCTGTGCTGAAGCGTATGAGCCTTTTGTGGATTTCCACCACCCCCCACCATGTTGAAATCTTCTAAATTTATACTTTCTAAGACGGGTCCATTAAAGGTCTCTTTAACTCTCTCGACTTCCTTTTCAACAATCTTCACTTGAGGAACAGCTACTTCATTCCCCTCTTGATCAACCGTAAATTCACTGGTTGGCTCAAGCTGCTTCTCGATATCCATAAACCGAGTAAACTGCTGGTCCCATCTCCACTTTAAAAGCCCAACACCTGTTGAGACCCACTGCCAAACGAAGTCATCCAAAACCTCATCAACACCCTCGTTTCCGTTCGCCCATTCCTTAAGCGCGTAGCGCATAGTTTCAGATATAACGGTTTCCCTTTCGACATTTGCTTCTTGCCTGGCTTTGGCGGGGAAACGGAAATCATCAGCAATGAGTGCCTGATACATTCTTGCGTGAAAGGTCTTTGTGATAATGAATGGCATCGGGATGTGGAGTGAGGAAGAGTTCTCAAACGGTCCCTCAGCGGAAGACTCTAGAAACTCATCCCAGTCCCGAAGGTACCTTACTTGGCGCCGTAGCCACCGCTCACGGTCAGCATTGCCTGAGCTCCAAATGTGCTGGGCCTTAATGCCAAGCTTCATTTCCTTAACTTTTTTCAGAAGCTTCTTTGGGATCTGAAACCTAAGGTCCACATCAACATCGCTTAGCTTCTTATCGCGATCTCCATCTAAAACTTTCTTATCGTCTTGGATTTGTGACATTTAAAATTCGCTCCAAGTTTCTTTCTTATCCTGACCCGTATAGCCATAGCTGGATGGCTTTGGCCTTTTATAAATCTTGGTACTGCCTTTATTAAAATTCAATTTCGCTGCTAGAGCATATTTCAAAGCGGCGAGAAAATCTCTATTCGTTATCTCAAGCTTGGGTTTATTAGAATCATTCACCTTATCGCGCTGCCACTGAACATTCTCTATGTCGTTAATAATACCACGGTTGATTTCAACTATGCGTAATTTTGGAAGTATCTCCCCGAAATTGTCTTCCTTTTCGGGCACATGTAACGCTTCGCAAATTCGAGTGATGAAGTTCTCATCACCCTTCTCATCATAAGTGGTGGCTCTCACCCTAATCCCCTCTTCACGTAAAACCTGGATGAAGCTCTTAAAGCCCTCGCCTCCTGTCATCTCTGATGATCCGAGAGAATCACACACAATGTCGACAACACGGTAGCCGGAATAGAACTCCTTTAGAAAAGCGGCATACTGACGAGGTGCCATCTTCTGGCTTGACTCCTTGATGTAATAAATCTTGTCATGACGATCCACTCCGATCAGAACAGCTACATTCGGCTTATGAGGGTGAGGATCAATCCCGACGACACACGGGTTATTTTTATCCCACTGAAGATCTCTAGAAACGAGGTGAGTGCTCCTATCAAAGAGTCCGGCTAGAGCCTGTCCAGCCAGGTCAAAGAAGTGTCCCTCAAGTCTCACCTTCTTTTCTTGCGACGTGAGCCTGGCAGAAAATCTGTCTAACCAATCCTTTTCCTGATTTTCTTTATTATCCCTGGAATATCCCCTGAAGCATTCGACGTGAGGAAGTTCTCCCTTTATCCACTTCTCATAGATGTTTCGTCTTAGCCAAGCGCCAACAATAGGTGTACCAGCCAGAAGTATTTTAAGAGGCCTGTTCTTAATCCGACCACCACGATATAGAGAATTAAAAACCCTTTCAGGCGGCGGCTCATCGGCAAAGATGTGAGTCCATTCAGATCCTTCAAGCTTCAGTGTCTCCACGTTATGTGAAATTGCCGTGACTGAACTTCCGTTCTTGTAAGTTATTTTAGTATAGTAAGGCTTACCCTGCTTAGCTAACTGCTCAGGTTTAACGATGTTCCATTTCCGGTACTCGTCTAGGAAGTCATCAATCTTGTAGGGATCGTCTAAAAGTAGACACATCTTAGCCGGAATCTGAAAAGTCTCCTTTGTGATCGGGTTAAACCCAGTCGCTGCCCAATGGACCTCGTTGGCTAGAATACAAGTCTTCCCGAATCCATTCCCGCAAAAAAGGTACCTCTCAAGAGAGTGTGACCGATGAATCTTGAGCTGCCCGTCATGAGGATCGTACTTAGCTTTTCTTTTTTTTATGTGCTCTTGCTTCTTGTCTAAAGCGAGTAAGAGCTCAATTTTCTCTTCTTTTGAGAGCTTTTGTAAATCGATCTTCTTCTTACGCTTAGCCAAGTCGTCTTCGACGCCTTCTGGCTGTTCCCAGTCTTGCTCTTCCAGCTGACGCGACTCGCTTCGCTCCGACTCTTCCTACTTTTCTTGCTACCTTTTTAGCTTGTCTTCTCGCTGTGGAACGAACTGCCTGTAATCTATCAAATGCCATAACATTCTCCTTTATTGTACTTTCTTTGTTCTATTGATCTCTAAGTGAGAGGCTATGAAATCAGCGTTAGCGTGACCACATATCCTTCCCGCTGTCGAAGATCTTATTTGGCTTTGTAACTTAGGAATGATTTTGTGGTGAAGCTCCAAGACTTCGTTCAAAAGAAACTTAAGGTTCAGTAAATCAATCTCAACCGTAGCCGTAAAGTTAAGGCCGTTTTCCTCTAGTGAGTTTCGACACAGATCTCGGTAATCATCCACGCTCATCATGACTAGTGATTTTTATCCTTTGAAAGTTCGATGCCGTCAAGCTTAGTGAGCAGTAGAGCGTCGATCTCCTCTTCCGGAAGTTCGTTCAGGTGATGCGTCACCTCTTGCTTCTGCGTCGGCTTTCCCTCTTTTCGGTCTAGATTATCCCTGATTGCAGCAAGTGCAAGAGTCTCATCACGACAAGTAAGAGCAAGAGTAATAGCGCGCGCTTGGCAAAGGGGAGCATACTTTTCACGAAGTCGCTTTTCATCCATCCCACATTTAAGGTCCAACTTTATACTCTTTAGGATATCAGCGAATTCGTCAAACTCAGCCAGATCGTCTAGCTTTCTTGCCATCTTTCTTTCGGTGGTGTTTCCGCTTCTTACGCGCTCTTGTCTTCTTTTTAGTCGTGTTCTCATAATTTAATCTTAAGACATTATACAACCCTTCTTCAAGTTTTAGTGTCTGATTCTCCGTAATGGGAGGTCCGGGGTATTCCACGTTAATCGCGTGAACCACTTCATGAAGAAAGGTTTTCACAGTTTGTCGATCAGACAGTCGGTCGTCAACCTCAATGAGCTTCTTGTTGGGACAACAAGAACCGTAGCTCTTATCACTTCGGAAATAAGAGCAGCGGTAACTTTCATCAGCAGTGATCCGTATCCTACCCTTTGAAGCTAACAAAGCGCGGACCATATTGATCAATTTCACCCCATCCATGAGTCCACCTTGTGATCGTCGTCATTCCGTAACGCGCAGGGACACTGTCAAAGGCAAGACAGGTCCCACAATTTAATTCAAACAAATTGTACCGTGTCGTCTTCTTACTATTCAAATGTGGAATGCAAATCGGTGCAAAATAAGTCCCCCCACGGTGAGAGTGGCCGACCACCGTTGGAGTCCGGTTATACTCAGCGTGTTGACCGAGCTTTGATCGGTGCCCGTGCTCAAACACGATTCCCTCGATCATGACCGGAGTTCGAGGCTGAATCGTCCTCACCCCTTCAAACTCATAAGCACTCTTGAAATCAAAATACTGATAAAGCTCTGGACACTTCTCCAAAATTCGCTTCATCGGTCTCTCGTCGTGATTGCCCATGAGCTGAACGCACTTAATCCCAGGCTGGATCTTCTGAACTTGCTTCCAAAAAGAAACCGCCCAGGAACGCCCAAGCTCAGCTTCCGCTTGCGGAGTCAAAAGATCGTGAGAGCGAGCAAACTTACTCGCGCTCCACATATCGTATAGATCTCCGATTTGAATGCAGTATTGAAAGGGATTTTGAGACGTATCTTCCAGCCGCTTTATAAAAGCAGCAACCACCTTGTCGTTTTGCCAGGGTGCGTGGACATCACCGAGAATGATGAACTTCGAGCCCTCCTTGGCCATCTGTCGCTATTATAGTGGAAAAGTGTAGAAAAAGAAAAGGCCAGCATCCGTGCTGACCCTTCTCGTATGATCCCCATCAAAGTCAAGCGTTATACTACCAGCGTTTAAAGATTAAATAAAGTTGACCAAAGATTCCAAAGTTAGGTATAGTTGGGATTAGACTTCATTATTCTGATTCAATCTTCCATTAGAAAACCGCCTAAGTAGTTTCGCTACTTAGGCGGCCTCATTTTCAGAAGGGGTATTATAGGAATGGTTAAAACCCCTCTATAAGCCCAACTCGTTTAACCCTCCCAAGTAAATCCTTTAGCAGCATCGTAATTCCAAGTCTGAAGAAGCTTCCCGGCACCAGGCTGTCCGAAAGCTTTCCTTAAACTGATATTTCCGTTGAACTGGAATCCAGACTCGAAGTTCACCTTCTTGCAATCGTCATAAATCGTAATCGCCCCGCTACCAAAGTTACAGTCAGACTTCACTGTGAGCTCATCAACACGATCTGCTCTTAAGACTTCTCTGTCTGAATTGACAACGTTAATTTTGGTGCCACTGATAATTGCACTCGGACACACCTTCCCACCAGCACCAATCATGATGCCACCATGAGAGTTGTAAGACCCACCACTTGGTCCAGCGAAAGGTTTCGGATGATTGCAAACGATCGTACAATCCTTAATTGCTAGCGCTTGTCCCGGAGAAAAGATGCTAAACGGCCAGGACGCTCTCACAGCACTTCCTGTATTAATCACGCCGCCGTCGATGGACTTACAGTTATCAAGCGTGATCGTATGGGTGGCATGCTTCCAGTCACTCTTCGGAATCAACGTCTCCTGGTCGCGCCAAACAAGCTGCACAAACTGAGCGCCGTGCTGAATGCCAACAACATTGCGGATAATAAGAGAACCAAAAACATTAAAATATGCAAGATGACCTTCCCTTCCCTGGCTGAAATCGCCAGTACGCCAACATAAGAAATTTTCTAGCAAGCCTTGTACGTTGTAATTTCTAAAAGTCCATTTTGGCCCGTGCTCACCCCATGAAGCAACAGCATTGACTCCGAGCACCTTTTTATCCTTTGTGTCAGCTGTAGGGAAATTAAAGATGTTAGGAGACTGATTGCTATTCACCTGAATATAGGTGTGCCACGGATGTTCCTCAAGGTTGTCATAAATTGACCCCTTGAAATCAGGAGTGTTGTAAGTGTCAGGTAGCCAAGCGTACTGACCGCCGACCGCAAACACTGGATCCTCAACCAAATCAACCGGTGGGTCAACCGGAGGATCTACTGGGGGATCAACAGGAGGATCCTTGTCTTCAACAAGAAGTTTCGTTAGATCTTGGACGGCCACTCCAGCCGAAAGTGCGGTCTCTTCTAAGTCCAGAATTTGGCTCCAAAGCGCGAGCGACTTCTGCTTAACCTCAGACATCTCGGAGTAAGCATTGCTAAACTCCGAAGCAATCTTGGCGATCTCTTTCTCGTATGCCATCATAATCCTCCTTCTCAAACGTAGGTCTCTTCCAAAAAAGATAATGTCCACAGTCATCACACCGGTACTGAGGGTAAGGAACAAACTTCCTCATTCCAGTGCGGTTTAAAATATCCTTACCAGATCTCTTCTTGTCTCGGTCCTGACAATTCGTGCAATAGGCAAGCATCTCCCCACGCCGGAAACCCTCAAAGCTCACTTTTTCTTCGATTTTGTCAACGCCTTGTCAATACATTTTAAGAAAAATTCCTGAGCACTCTGGTCCGACATCAACAAATACAATTTAAACCTGTTGTAGACCTCTAAGTCATCCACCCGAATTTGCATATGCTTCACTGATTCACCGCCTTTTTGATCTTATCAATGTTCCATGTCCCCTTTGCGTTTAGGAAATCCTGAATGTCTTGATTGTCTTTAATGATCTTTAAATTTGCGCTGAGTGAAAAAAAGAGTTCGTCAAACTTATCGGCCTTCGGTCTAGCGTGGAAGTTATTCAGAAATTCCTCAACGATATGGAAGAAACTCTTTAAGGTGTCTCGAATGAAAACTTCTTTGATATTCCGATGAGAGATGTTTCTCAGGTAAGGATTAGTGATCATTTTTTAATGTAACAACCAGCCCGGCCGCTTCCCCACACTTTCCACAACGTTCTTGGTCCAAGTCCTCAATTTCAGCACGGCAATTAAAACAGTTAATCTTCTCGATTACAATCTTAATCGTTTCCCTGACGGGATCTCCAAACTCAAAACTCGGTTGCTCATTGCCACCTTTAAAAGAAGCCGACCCAGTACTCATAACAACAAAAGGGCATTCTGAAGAAACACACCGGGTCGGCCTCCTTCGCTTTTGGACTTACTCGAATTATGAACCCAATTCGGAATCGTCCAAAACCTAGTCTAAGAGATTCTCGCCAATCTCTTCCTTTTCGGAATTGTCGTGGTCTTTAAGATCTTTGACCTGCACATCAAAACAATCTTTCAAGGCCCTTTTCAATTCTTCATCATTCATACATAAAACACAGTAGCTCACCAAAATCCCAGACATGTAGCCGAGTCTGTTTTTTTTGAAGTTCTTATTGACAATGTCGAAGGTGGTTTTCATCAAAAAGCCAGGCCGCTCTTTGGCGTCCCGGCAAGCATCATCAAAAAAATTCTCAAAAGCTTCCGTGTTGGCACCCAAACTGTAGACCATCCTAAGAATAATTTCCTTAGCTATAGGATTTATGGAAGCCTCTTTATTAATCAAAGATTGATTCATCAGACTCCCCTGCCTTTTCCAATTCCTCAAACTTCATCGCGTAATCGTGATAGCCACCTGCGCACGTCATCCAAAACACATCTCCCTCACGCTTCCAAACCATCTGAACTGTGTAGTCACTGCAAAGCGGGCAATACGCCTTCACGTCCTCTTAAACCGAACTAACTCCATGTTCTTTTGCCCTCTCACAAGCGTTTCGATCTTCTCTTTATTCCGGCGACCCTCCTTGGTCGCATCACTCGCTACTGCCTGCAAAATCTGATCGCCAAGTCTGAAGCCGGCTAATGTCTGCTCTCCAGTCTTAGGATCAGTGACAACGGCGGCGAAGATATTCCTAATTTTCATTTACAAAGACGTGCCAAATGGTGTCCTGTAAAAGTGTAGTCCCAATGAACCTCAAGCCCGTCTCGTTAAACTTTTCTCCAGTCGGAGTGACGAGAAATTTAGTCTGTTTATGCTCAACGGTTGGATCAACAAGCGCAAAAAGAGTCACCGTATTCGCAATAGTCTCCACAGTGAGAAAAGTAGCGCCAGTCGGGATCAACATCTCAGATTTGCCTAGACTTAGATTAAATTTCGTTATTGTTTTCATTGATTCTTTCCTCCAATTTTTACCGGAGTATCAGAACCATGGAGCCATGGGAAGAGAAAAATTACGACTCGCCCACAGCCTTTAATGCGGCGTGCCTGAGCCCAGGATAGGCGCAAATAAACTCCGTAACGCGAATCTTAATCCGGGTTCGCTTCGTTTTCACTCTTCTTTGCCTTCGTTCGAACAGTCATCATCATGTCACCATTTCTTTCTAAAATAGAAAGCACTTCGTCAAGCCCCTCCTCTTTCATTTTAAAAAGAGTCATCCCAAGAACTAACCCGGAAATATGAGCCGACACGAACTCATTCTGCTTATCAAGTTTCCACTTCTCTACGACTTCTTTATACCGAGTCATAAAGCCCTTAGAGAAATCATGGTGGATCTTTAGAGCCTCTTTGTCTATATCGTACATCAGTTGATAATAAAATTTAGGATCCTTGTGCCCCCAAAGAGAACACAGAAATACTAAGTGCTTCTTCAAAATGTCAAAGCGCTTCTCGTCCATCTCATTATCAGGCAGCTTTTTCTTAAACATCATTTCTTGTACTTATCCTTATCTTCCTTACGTTTCTCGTAAAATCTTCCGTCATCGGGCCAGGCGCCTTTTTTTGGAACCAACACGCTGCGGGCACTAAGCTTAGCCGCTCTGCGAGCTTTACGGTTCATAGCGACGACCTTACCGGTTTTATCTTTGATAAAGACTGGTTTTTGTTTAGCCAATCACTTGTCCCCCAACCTCTTTGCGACTGCTAGAATTTTTCCACGAGCTCTTTTTATGAAAGCCAGTATTAATTTATCCCGATCACAAATATCATTTGAAACACACCATAATCCCACTTGACCAACGATGTAAGAAGCTCTCTCCATCCCTCGACGCTCAGCTTCTGCCTTGATTCCTCGGCGCTCGGCTTTAACGAGTTCTTTACTGTAAACCTCATTAGTGATAAACCACTCTTCCCGCTCTTTGTCCAAAGCACTTAAGCTTGCATTCTCAAGCTCCGCTTCGATGTCTTCGACGAGACCACAATGCTCCTCAGGCTCACAAAGATGGTTCCGAGCAAGATCTATGGCTATCTTACGGAAGGTCACTTCTCCCCCAGGATCTCTTTGATTTGTTTGAGCGCCTGATCAGATTCGAATTTGTTACACCAGGTTGTGTGAAAGTTCCCTGTCCAATCACAATCGCAATCCATATTCTCCAGTGCCCTCACCGCCACTTCTAGCGCACGAGTCTCAAGGGGCCATCGAGTGCGGGCTTCAACATCAAACTCTATATCCGCAGAACAAGTGGGACAGTCAATGCTTGAGCATGGACATTTCTCAGTCGCAGCTTCCTGGATCTTACGGGACTCGGTGAGGTGGTTCATAATCAAGTCCTAACCAAAATAATGAAGACTAAAGCATAAATACTCCATACAGGCGCCGGCGACATCATTATTTCAAGAATCATCCTTCAATCCTTTTTAAACCAAAAGAACTCTAATCCTACTCTTTCAGCTTCTTTTTCTAAACAGCAATAAGGACATTTTCCGCCTTCTGGAAAACCCCAATTGCCTCCACTTGCTATAATTCCGTGAGCTTCACATTTTCCATGCACCCCAGCCCAAGTGTGTTGGTGTCCATAATTTTGAAGATAAATGAGTTTTGCTTGTTCCACCACCGGCCACAACTCCTTCGCGGCAGCGTTGAAGCCTGCAGAGAATGCATCACTCATCGTGTCCTCATTACACCATGGAGAAACATGAAATCCGTCCGGATTATCTTTGAACTCCATCTTGGTATAAAGTTCTGCGTGCTCATCACGGATTCTATTAAGCACTTCTGTACCGTATGTTTTTTCCATACGTTTTCCTCCACCAAGTTCGACCCATTGCTCGATCGCATTCGATACAAACTCGTCCTGTTTTATTTCTCTTTGTATTTGATGCAGTATATTCATGCCCTTTAGGACAATGAGTTCTATTTGTTGCCCAATGATTACCAGATCTAACTCTGTCTCGTTGATTAGTTGAATTGTCTCCTATGTAAAGATGTTTTGGATTTACACAAGATCTGTTGTTACATGTGTGGCACACAAATTTCTTTGCAGGAATTTTACCCACTAATATTTCATAAATTACTCTATGCGCACGTCTACCCTTCCCCCGCCAAAACACACAGCCGTATCCTTTGCCCGTGGTTGCAGCAATCCACTTCCAGCAGGCTTTACCAATCTTAAATTTAGATCTGATCCGCTCAGGAATCTTCTCTAGTTTCGGGGTCATATAAAATTCCTTTGGCTTTAAAACAGGAGACTTTGCCATTAAGTTTTCAGAATCTATTTTTAAATTCTTTATTTTATTGATCTCATCTTCGATAAGCTTATTCATTCACCCAATTTCCTTTTTAATCAATCCAACAATAATGTTTACAACCACAAGATGGACAATACCCATGCTCACAAAGATACTGCTTTTCCTTTTTGCAGAACTTACAAGTCATTCTTCAATCCTCAATATCGATTCGAGATAATCCCTAGGAAGAAATGATGCAAAAGAATTGTTCTTATAACACTTCGGGCATTCCAGTTTAAGCAAACTAGTATGAGCAATAACTGAACAAATCCACTTATGATGGCAATCTAAACAAATGGCGACCAGTGCGAATTGCTTTTTATAGTCATCGAGGCTATGTGTATTTTTTTTATCCGTCATTCTAAAATCTCAAGCACTTTTCTAGCTCTTTCCCCATCATCCTTAGAAAGTTTAAGAGCAGCATTTATTTTTATTTTATCTTTAAGGCTAGAATTAAACCCACCTTGGTTAATCCTTGATGAGCGAGCATAAAACCTCAGCGCCTTCACCAATGGTCCAACGCTCTGTAACTCTTCCGGGTGTTTCTCAAGATATTCGACGGCGGCGTTGAAGCCCTCACAGAACTCTGTAACTTTAATCGAAGTTTCCAAATCCCTCGGAAAGTCTCCAAAGATTTCATCAAGCATAGCTTCCCTAATCTTCTGTAGCTTCGGGGTCATACCGCCTCCTTCAAAAACAGGGCCCTAGCCTCGCTTCTTCAATGACTAGGGCCCCCTGAAGAATTAGAAATGAAGCTCCCGCTATAGCACGGGCATGGAATCATGGGAAGGGGGAAATAAAAGCGGCAACAGGCAGGAGTTGAACCTGTCTAGGCGTGCAAATCCCTGTGATGCTTCCCGCAAAGAGGGATAACATCAAACGGCTTTGTATAATCAAAATGATGTAACTCTTCACATTGAACTTCGCAAGTCACGACAGAGCATTGCCACCACTCGTATTGATCTTTATACTTTTCGTAAGCTTTCATTCGTGCTTTTACCTTGTGTCTATTTTTGTACTTTGATCTTAGATCTCTGAATCTCCTTCTGGAAATATTCTGGGATTTTTTCTTACAGAGTTTACACTGCCAATCCCATCCGTCATAGCGTCCCTTGCTTCTATAAAAAAGTGGATGATCACTTCTTTCGGACCACGTAAAAGTCCACTTACAAGTTGGACATCGTTTTTTCATCATTCGCGGGTCCAAGACCCGTACCCCCCAGTTCGGCTGACCAAACGATCTCTTTATTCTTCCACTTCTTCACTACCTGCTTAGTTGTTAGTTTCGTTTCCATGAAACCATGCATACCACAGAACCGGGGCCGGAGGTAGGGGATTAACCCCCGTGATACCAATCACCATCTTCAACCTCAACCTTCATATGTCGATCAACACTCTGCTTAATTTGATTCAACATTAAAAACAATGTTCCCAACACATCCAGTTGGTTGTAAATCATGTTAACCGTCATATTTGTCTCTTTTGGCTTCGATTTGGCGTACGCCTTCAGATGAACCGCTTTCTTATCAGGAAACAATCTCACCATAGACCAAGTTGGCTCTTCAATAAATAATCGATACTCTCCAAAGCCCTCACCATCATTCAAAATCACCAAACCACCTACATCATGCTTCCGAAAGATGATTTCAATCTCCTTCACTATATCCTTTAATTTGGGGCTGTATTTGTCCATGGAACCATGCATACCACGAAATCAGCCCCGCTTATAGTGGAGAAGGGATAGGGCTGTCTCTTATACACATCTCCGAGCC